TTTATTGAAACACAATGTAAAAAATTAGCTTTAGTTAAATATTTTGAAAATTTATCAAATTAAATATACGCATTACGGAACAATCAAATATTGTTATACCAATAATTTTACCGACTTTTATGGTTGTTATACTGAAGTAGAACCAAAAACAAATAGGCTGAAATTTAAAAAAGAATTTTACGAAAAAATATGGACATATCAGCAAACGAACTTACTAAATGGGCGAAGTCAAACCTTGAATACATTGGGTACAGATTAAATAGGGTTAACAATATTCCATTTGGGAAGCGTAAAGGGACTATTCAAAAAGGTTGGGCGGACTTACAAGGGTACACAGAAAACGGCGTTTATGTTGCGGTTGAAGTCAAAAAGATTGGTGACCGATTAAGCGTGGAACAAAAAGAAAGGTTAAAAGATATTTACGAATGTGGTGGAATTGTGTATATTTGTACTGAAGTGGACAATAAACCAACTTTAATTGAATGGTCAAAAATGAAATTTTAGCGGAATATTGGGATTCAAAGGAAGTCAACGACGCCTTTGGGAAAATGCAACCTGAAGAATTGCAGTACGATTTGAAAGCTGAAGTTTTTTTAGTTCTTTGTGAAATGGACGAATCAAAGTTGGTTGGAATGTATCAAAGAAGCGAATTAAAATTTTACATTGTGCGAATAATGTTAAATATGATTAAAAGCGACAGAAGTACATTTTATAAGAATTACAGGAATTACACGGAATTTGTTGGCAATGAAGTAAACAAGGAATTGACGCGACTAAATGAAGAACCGACAGAATTGTTTGAAAAACTTGAAAGGAATTTAGAAGATTTACATTGGTACAATAAGGAAATTTTGAAACTGTATGCGATTGACTTTAAGAAGAACGCAAAAGAATTAAGCAGAAAAACAGGAATTCCTTATATGTCCATTGTCAGAACTATAAACAAAACCAAAAAATTAATGAAAACAAATATTAGAAAATGATTTTATCAATTTTAACCGCCGTCTGTGCATCACTATTTTTTAACGATATTCACCAATTACCAATTAAATGGCGAATCAATTTCAAGCCTTTCAATTGCGGAAGTTGCTTGGCTGCGTGGATTGCACCAATACACTATTTCGCACCTGAATTAATCCAAAATATTACGTCAACAATTTTTATTGCAGGATTTTTAGCACCGATTGTTTCAAAATTAATATGGAAATTATGGAAATAAAAACAGAACACCGCGATTGGTTGGAAGCCAATATTGGTAATTATGAAAGCGCAAAGAATGGTTATATTCGTAACCTTGAATTTGCCGAACTTCAAATGTACGAACATATTTACAGGTTATATTTAGACACTAATTTTTTATTGTCTGTTTGGTGCGGTTCGTGTAAGTATGAAATGATTATGCGTTTGTATAAATGGTATGAGCAACAACCCAAAAGTTTACCAATAGAAAACATTATATTTGAAAATAAACCTTCTGAAAATGACCAAAGATTAGGAATTGAATTAAATAAACCTGAACCGAATAAACGCGGACGCAAACCAAAAGCAAATGGCTAATTTTATACACCCAACCGCCATAATTGGCAAAAACGTTATTTTAGGCGATAACAATTACATTGGCGCTTATTGCATTATTGGTGACCCGGCTGAACACAAAAAGTATTGGGACGAAGAAAAGGGCAAAGTTTATATTGGTAATAACAATATAATAACAGGATTGGTTACAATTGACGCAGGGACTAAAGACATTACATTTATAGGGAATAATTGTTTTATAATGAAACACGCACATATCGGACACGATTGTATGATTAAGGATAATGTAACAATAAGTTGTGGCGCAAAGATTGGCGGACATTCTATTATTAAAAATAATTCAAACATTGGATTGAATGCAGTTCTTCATCAGTTTAGTATAATTGAACAGGGTTGTATGATTGGCGCGAGTGCTTTTTTTAAAGGTCAATCAAAAGAATATAGTAAATACGCCGGTGTACCTGCAAAATATCTTTCACCAAATATAAAATTATGAACGAATTTGACAAGTGGCGTGAACGCTACGATACAATGACAATTGATGAGCAAATAACTTATCATAATGAATTAGAAGCACGTTATCCTGAACAAAATCATTACAACTATGATAAGGTAAAGGAAGCTTTATTGTTATGTAATAATGCAGTTGTTTTGGAATTCGGAACTTGGAAGGGCGATTTAGCTAAACAAGCTATGCAAGATTTTAATATATTAGAATGGTATGGTATAGAAATTTGCGAAACTGCAATTCGTTCAACTAAATGTAAAGAAGTTAATTATATTAAGCCTACAAAATTTGATTGGTTTACAGATAAAAGAACAATTAAAGCCGATATTATTATTGCAACACATTTTATTGAACATTTAAGCAACGAACATTTTGAACAGTTAGCTAAATATTGCAAAGGGGTTAAATACATTCATTTTGAATCACCTTTGACAGACAAAGGTAATAATTGGGTTGGTTACGAGGGTACTCACAAACTTACAATAGGTTGGGATAAGATAAACGAAATAATGAAACAAAATGAATATAGTTTAATTATTGATAAACCCGAAAGCAAAACATACATAAGTTATGAAGATAGCCGTAATATTATTAACGCAAAATAGGTCAGACCTAACAAAAAAGGTTATTGACAGGAATTTTTACAATAGCGGTCACGACGCGCATTGTTATCTTATTGACAATGGAAGCGACGAAGAACAGTTTACCGAAATACAAAAATATTACAATTGGCATTATTCAAATTGGTCACTTCATAAAAGGGGTATTGCCGCAGGTGTCAATTTTGGTTTATCTATAACACAGGAATACGACGGCGTTTGTATATTGGCAAATGACATACTATTGCCAAACAATTGGTTGTCAAATTGGGTTATGTTTTCAAAACGTGTGTCAAAAACAGGGATTATTGGCATACATTGCGTTGAAGAATTGCCGCCATTGGTTGACGGAATTCATAAAACACACGTACCATTTGGCAATAATTTTATTACAAGGGAATTAATTGACACTATTGGCGGTTATAATACCGAATACGACCCTTACGGAATGCAGGACAGGGATTATGCAGAACGCGCAATTATTGCCGGGTTTACTAATTATTATTTACCTGAATTAAGTTCAGAACATATTGGACACGACGTTGGCAACGGTACAGAATACAGACGTATGAAGGACGAAAGTTTAATGCGCGCACAGGCGGTTTGGGAAAAATACCAACCAATTTATCATTATGAAAAACTAATTAAATGCGCATTTTAGCGATTACGAGCAAAACAAGTGGGGTTGGTTATCATAGGATTATGATGCCGTTGGTAAATATGAAGAAGGATTATTGTTTAATGACCGATACAATAAGCGAAGAAACTTTTGAAGGGAATTATGACATTGTTGTTATGAATCGTATGTTGGCAAACATAACGCCCGAACAAATGTTTGAATGGCGCAAAAAGTACGGTTTTAAATTAGTAGTTGACAACGACGATTATTGGAAGCTTGACCCTTCACATATACTTTATGAACGATATGTTTTAAATGACGTCCCGCAACAAATAATTAATTGGCTGAAGATTGCCGACCTTTGCACAGTTACGCACGAACGATTAGCTGAAGAAGTTTACGCATACAATCAGAATGTTGAAATATTACCAAATGCGATTCCATACGGCGAAGAACAATTTAAGGATTACAAAACAGAATCAGACCTTGTCCGTTTGTTTTGGTCAGGTTCGGGAACGCACGGGAAGGATATGGAAATATTACGTAACCCAATGAAGCGAATCAATTTCCCGGTTAAAACTGTAATTGCAGGGTACAACGAAGGTGAAAAGCCAATTTGGGACGGAATGATTGCGGCATTCACTAACGGATTGAAACTGAACCCTAAAATATACAATTACAACGAAGTTACTTCATATATGGCGGCTTATTGCGATTCTGACATTTCAGTTATTCCGTTAATTGATTCCAAATTTAATTCATTGAAGTCTAATTTGAAGGTACTTGAAACTGCGGCAAAGAAGAACCCGGCAATTGTCAGCAACGTTCACCCGTACAAGGGTTTTTATCCCGCTTGTCACGTCAATAGTCAAAAAGATTGGTATTATTGGATTAAGTTGTTAACCAAAGACCCTGACGCCCGTAAAAGCTACGGGAACGCTTTATACGACTATTGCAATAAGAACTTCAACTTGCACGAAGTAAACAAACGCCGTTTTGCTATTTACAATAAACTAATTAGCAATGCCGGTAATTAAATGTTCAAACGGGAAATACAGAATTGGGTCAGGCGCTTGTATTTATGACACAGAAGACAAAGCAAACAAAGTTTGGGCGGCAATATTGGCTTCAGGCGCTTATGTTGCGGATTCAAACAAAGTTAGTTTTGATTTTGACGACACATTGACAACTGAAAAAGGATTAAACAAAGCAAAAGAATTAATTGCAGAAGGCAAAGACGTTTATATTATTACAAGACGCCAACAAACCGCAAGTGAAGAAGTTTACAAAATAGCTGAAGAATTGGGGATTTCTAAAAATAAGGTTAAATTCACAAATGGTTCTTATAAGTGGGAAACAATACGACATTTCGGAATTGGGACGCATTATGATAATAACCCGCGTGAAATTGAACTTATTAATTCAAAAACAGACGCTAAAGGCATATTAATTTAATGGAATACTTTATTCAGTTTGGCAACTTTAGGATTTCAATTCATTTATTGCCGCGCAATATATTGTTAGGCTTAAACATTGGCGAAGCAGTTGACGAAAATACAGAATTCCATAATTCAGTTGCAATTGGCTTAATATTTGTCGCAGTTAGTTTTACCCTATTTGATGAAAAATTATACTAAAATATATTTGGATTTTTTTAAATATGGAATTGAAGACTTTATTCCGTGTGAAGTATGCGGGAACAAAGCGGTTGACATTCACCATATTGAAGCGCGAGGAATGGGGGGAACAAAAGAAAAGGACAGGATTGAAAATTTAATGGCGCTTTGTCGTTATTGTCACGTCGTAATGGGGGACACAAAGACACATTTGGAATATTTAAAAGATAAGCATAAAAAGGCAATAAATGGCAAAGATTAAAGGGGACAGTCAAAAGACTAATTTCGGTAAAAGAAAGTGCGGACACGCGAAAAAAAGCTTTAACAAACACAATCCACGACCAAAGGCGTACAAAGGTCAGGGAAGGTAAAACAAAGGTATTACAATGGCAAAGATAGTCAAACAAAAACACGGTGGAACATTAAAGGTGCTTCAGAAAGGCGAAACGGCAAACCCGAACGGGCGACCGCGTAAGTATGTCAGCCTATTAAAAGAACAGGGGTACAAATTAGCTGAAATAAACGATTCAATTCAGGTTCTTATGTCAATGACTGACAATGAATTAATAAGCGTTGCGGGTAACCCTGAAGCGACGGTATTAGAAAAGACAGTTGCAAAGGCAATCATTAAGTCAATGAATAATGGCAGTCTTTATTCAATGGATACGCTTTTGTCACGTGTATATGGCAAACCAAAAGAACAGGTTGACGTACAACAGGATTCACGAATTGAAGTTGTATTTGTTGACGGAAAAACAATTCTGTAAATGCGCATTGAATTACCAACGCCACACATAAACCAAAAAAAGATATTGGACGCTGAAAGGCGTTTTGTTGTCGTTATGTGCGGACGTCGTTTTGG